GATAGAAAACAACAGCAAGCATGGTTTAAATGGAAACTTAATAATCCATTAAAATATCACTTTATTGTTAATGATGATTACTATTTTGTCGATACAGATAATTTCTTACAATCTATAAAATTAGTACAATCAGATGATGAGCCTAGTATTACTCAAGATGATATAAATTATCTTATACATTTAGATAATCATACAGATATATCTGGTGGATCGTATAACGCAACAACTAACTTAACTACATTCAGTAGTGTAAGTTGGATGCCTCAAGTAACTACACCTAATTATGAGCTAGCTGTTGTAGATGTAAACTCAAGTGCAACTAGAATAGCTAGGTATGCTAAACCTACAACTACCAGTACAACTAGCTTTACAGTTCCGGGAGACTGGTCAGGTGTTACATTAAAGATAGGATACCTATACGAGTATCTTGTAGAGTTTCCTAGAATATACCCGACTAAAGTTTCGGGAGAAAAATCTTTTTCCGATGTTAATTCTTCACTTATAGTACACAGACTTAAACTTCACTTTGGTAAGATAGGTCTATATGAAACTAATCTTAAACGCTTAGGTAAGCCTGACTATCCTGATGTATATGACTCAAACCAATTAGATGAATATGAAGTATCTGATGCTCCATATTTAGAAGAACATATACAAACTATACCAGTCTATGAAAAGAATAAAAACGTAGACATTACACTTAAATCAAGTCACCCAGCTCCAGCTACCCTAAGAGCAATGGCATGGGAAGGTGACTATTCACCAATGTTTTACAGACGTGCCTAATTACATACACCCAATCACGATTGAGGCTGCCACAGAGGTAGCCTTCAATCTCCGTCCAGATGACCTCAGAGAGGTCGAAGAGGGTCACGGGATAGATCATACCCACCTACCATTTCTCATGACTCACAACCCCTCCTACGTGTATTTTACAGTGCCTGACGGCAAGACTGCTGGCATGGCGGGAGTAGGAGAAAAAGGTGATATATGGATGCTTTGCACTCCTGATATACACCGATACCCAATTACATTTGCAAGAGAGGCGAAGCGGTATGTCGATAGCCGTAAGGAGCCCCTCCTCTGGAATATAGTTGACAGTAGAAACAAAGTACATTTAAAACTACTTAAGTTTCTAGGCTTCAAGTTCTTACGTAAGTTTGAACATGGACCAAACAATGTACAATTTATAGAATTTTGCCGTGTGCATGGATGCTAACGCAGCTGCGAGAAATGCTGCGAGACAACGATGGATGGAGAAGGACGCTAAGTACAAATCCGAATCGTTAAAATTTTGGAATAGAGAAGCTCAAGCTGTAAAGAATCAAGATTTAGCAGCTAGAGGTCTCAGTAGAGCCATTAGTAATGACTATCAAAATGCTTTATATGTTCAAGGTAAAGCACGAGAAGCTATAGAAGCAGGGTACACAAAATACTTTGCAAATAAAGCAACAGTTAATGAAGGTGGTAGATCGAGAAGAAGAACAACAGGACTCAAAGCTTTACTAAGAGCTCAGGGTAAACTTGAGAGTCAGGTACAGAATGAGTTTGGTGCAAATATGCAAAGACGATTTGTTGCACGAACAAGAAAATATCAAAGCGTGTTAGCTAAAAACAGGCAGTCACTAGGTATAAGACCGGAGTACGGTGCACCTGTATTAATGCCGCCAAGCGATAGACTGAGTGGTGCGTTAAGTATTGCAAGCAGTCTTGTAAGTATTGGTACTGGATTAGGACCTAATGGAATGGGACTTATTGAGTGGTAAAAAATTATGACATCATCTTATTTTGAATCGTTAGGAAGGGGAACCACCAAACCCTTCTCTGACCCAGAGCTAGACTATCTAGACACAGAACCAGATCTTACCGAAGCTGTTAACAAGCAGATAGATGCAAACATTAAAGATAGAGAACAATTCTTTAATGATAACATCAGATTATACAATCAGACTATGCAAGCTCGTAGTCAGCGTTGGAACGATTTAGCTAAGTTAACAAAGTCAGGTAAGGAACTAATACAAAACAGGCAAGCGTTTATTGACAGACGTGACTTTTACGAAAACTTACAAAAACAGGCAAATAATCCTGAGTTAGTTAGTAAGTATCAAACTGTAGAAAAGAACGCTCAAACTGAAACAAATGCAAACAAAATAGATATAAATAAAGAAGTATCTAAAGTAGAAAAAGGTATAGAACAAAACGGTGTTGGATTTGACAGCAGTGGAGAGAAGTTCTATCCAGAAGATTTACGTGATCTTAAATCAGCTGTATTTTCTATAGATAATCTAAACGGAAGAGCTGGTATCAATAGCATGAACTTGCATTGGAATCAGTATCTAGCTATTGCCAAGGAAAGTCTGACTGTCAATGGTAAACTATTTGACCAGATGACTTACAGTGAAAAAGGTGAATGGTTTGCTGTAGCCGCTTCTCAATATATAGGAATGTATAGAGATGAAGATGCTAATATATCTGACGGATTATTAATTAATAAATTTGTACCAACCTTACGAGCTTCTCAGAAGTCTATATTAGGTCAGGCAAATGCTACAGCTACAGCTGCTAATAATCAGGTTATAAGTGATAATCAAAACTTTCAAAACCAAAGAGCTATTGCAGCTGCGTGGTCAAACAGTAGAGAAACAGGAGATGACTCCTATTTAGTAAGCGAGATATTTGGACCTACAGGTATTATAGGACAGTATGAAGCTTTGTATGATG